AAGTCTTTCCAAAGATCCTTAAAGTAACCAGGCAACTTAGCCATCTTCTCACGATAAGACTTGGGAGAATCGACTCTAGAGTCGATCCCTTTCTGTCTTCCGAAACAGAGACCCATATTAATATACGGTATGGCCCTCTGTCTCGAAGTTAAATATCGAGAATTCACTAACATGAAATTTCTTGAATTATAACTTTTACCGACGCTCAAGATGAAACCAGCATGCTTGGTTCCTTCAAGCCAATCCTGGTAAAAAGAATTGCTTGGTGAATAGAATAAAATATCATCGCCATTTACTAATACCTGTGAATAATTGATTAAGTAAGGAAGACTATAATTTGCCTCTGGTCCATATAACTCTATAAAATCTTTGAACTCCATTTTATGGACAGCCCAAAGATAAGTACAGAGGTTTATCAGGCAAAGTATCGGAAAGGAGAAAATAGAGCCCATCAATTGACCTCGAACCTGTTCAAAGGTCGGGATCTCTTGAAAACCCATACGCTCACAAATCGACTCATACGAAATTGTGCCGTTACTTAAGTTGTTTACAATGTGAGTCCGAAGAATATGATCCCGGATTCCTACTGTAGCAGCTATCATAACGTCACGTTTAATAGAGTCAGTTGCACTCGAATAATCTCCACTGATATACGTGAAATCTTTCTCTTTACGCAGAAATGGTTCTGGGAGACCGTTATTATCTTCGACAGTTTGACCCTCTGTCAAACGAAAGCATCGAAAACGGTTCAAGGCAGATAACATTTGTTTCTGTATATCTGACCAGACCCCGTTCGATAGTGTCTCGCCTTTTGTAATAACACGAACCTTTAGAGGTTCCCGAATTATCTCAACACCCCATAAAGATCTGTTATTGAAATTCATCTTACGATACTCATCAAGATCAGAGTACTTATTTGAATGCCACTCAGTGACACCCAAACGTGGATGATAGTCCATAAAGATCAAATATGGGATACGGGAGAACTCAAGAGCTCTAATAGAACCCAATGTACCAAAGTCTGATTTCTTTTGCTCAATACAGGCGGAACTTGTAACTTTAAAACCGAGGCTATGATCCTTTAATTGAACGTCCTTAAAAACGAACTTTGAGACCTCTTCAACGAGCCGAAGGAAGTGTTTATCACACTCCTGATCGGTTCGGAGGAGATCCGAATGTTTCTTTAAGGATTCTTCAATAAAAGAATCGCTCACGGTTGGGAGTCCTTTCTTAATTCCGTGAAGGATGGTATTCCTCCACATGAGGTTTTTTCTCTTATAACCAAATGCGGATTTATACCATTCTTCACCGAACCTACCAAAGAAGATCCTACACTTATGAGGTGTATTAAAGTCTGGAACTGGCTGTTTTTCAGCACGAGCAAAAGTGGTGAGGAGGACGTTCTTAACCTCCTTCACCCAGGTATCCTCGAGAGCGGAAAGTGTCCAATGAACCAAAGAACGGACAATTTCGACTCGAGATAGTAAACGCTCATGTTTGGGGAACAACATGAGGAACGCACGACCATTAACCTTCAATATTTCTTTCGCAATATTGAACGCATCATCGAAGGGTGCATAATAAGATGCTAGGGATTTTCTCAAAAAATATATCGATTCCACCTGAGAACCAGGAAGGATAACGGATATTTTTTGAGGGACTTGAGCCGAAGCCTCAGTGATATTTAATTTTCCAGATTCAATATCACCGTAAGCAGAAAGCAAGAGTTGTACCCGATCTCTCACTTCACTCTTCAATTCGCGAAAGTTGAAGAGGGGGTCAAACCAGACTCCCTCTTCATTTCCAGACTTCTTATTCTTAAGAGAAGATGGAAATTCTTCACACGAACCTTGAATTCGACGGGAACCACGTGTCCAAGCGTGGGAACTGTTAAGTTTTTG